ATTAGCCACCATAGCTAGTGCATCCTCAAGCTGCATCTCACTATCAAAGGCATAATCAAACGTGAGATTATTGGCTGTGCAATGATCCTGCCACGCCTGCCAATCAGCAGTCACAAGCTCAGTGCGATCAACCTCCTCATCATTTGCAGGACCGCAGAGCATATCTGCTGCGATAGCCGCGCAGTTAGAAGTTGCGACCGGCGAACCCCACACACCAGCAGTGAGCATCGGCACCTTATGGGAGGCGATCAGCGAAATCTCATCAAGCACACCGTTGGCTTTTTCAGTAGCGCTAACGCTTAACGCCAAAGTGCTGTAATAGATCCTGTTGCCTTTTGAAGTGTAGATCGCCGGAAAGGGATCGGTGTTTAGGATGTATTGAAACTGCGCAACGCTCGTGCTGTTAACAATATTCGGATCAGTGCTGTCTGCTGTTGTGCGCGTAATCTGCACACTAAAGAGATTCTTTGCGAGCCCCGGAAATGAGAAGTTTTTACGCCACGGGTGAAGCGTCACATTAGTCACCGAGAGGTTAGCGCTTTGCACTAGCGCGTTATTGCTTACAAGCCGGATCTCTACAGCAAAGTTGACAGTCTGCGACTGATATGAGACAACTTGCTGCCCGTTGACAGTAGTGAAAACCCGCTTATAGAGCCCGTTATCAAAAGTCACCTCTATATCAATACGCTCAGCAGCTTGCAACGCTGTGCGATAGACAGGATTATTCAACGCTAGGGGCTCGTTGATCTCCTCTGTCTCTCTATCTCCCTGATACAAGGTGATCGGACCATCACCCGCTTGACCCGCGCGCACTTGGTAATAACCAGAATCAATCACACTGCCTATAGGTTTCGTTCCTATTTTTATGTTGGTTACATCTATAGGACCGTGCCCGATCACGAGCGCACCAACCAAGACACCACCCTGACCGTTAGGCTCTGTATAAAACTTTGCGCCTACCTTTGGATACAGCTTGACCGTGCCCGCAATATACGTGATAGGACCGCCCGGATCTTCACGATTAGACACGCCAGTGATCACCGGCATCAAGCGATCCTTTTCCCCGCCAAAGCCATCGAGCGGAGCGGGTGCAGCTTTCATCTTTTGAAGATAAGCCACCAGAGGATTAGTCTTTGTCGGATCACTATCTCCGGTGCGCCTTTGGCTCTCACGAGAAAGCAGCCACCCAGCACCAAGCGCTAGCCCGCCAATTGCATAGCCTCCAAGCTGGGACTTTCCGCTAGGCTGCTGTTGCTGCTGCGCATAATATTGCTGCTGCTGCTGTTGTAAAACTGCTTGAGGCTTGTTTATGACACCCGCGCCCGGAATAAACTTTATGGCAATCAGATCGCCGTCTTTGATCTCATATCTGTTTGAGCAATTCTCACCATTAACAGCAGTGGTGACATAGCACCAATCGTGGATAATCCATCGCTCACACACTTGAGCAATAGTCTGCCCCGCCTCAACTTCAAACTCTATAGTGTCATCAGTAAAGGGGTTTTCTTGAGCGATTACACGCGCTGTCATTGGCTTTCATGCCTCCAAAGCGAGTGTATGTTATTGATCCAAAATATCGAGCAAAGCGACTCAACCACGCACCGCTTGCCCGGCTCTGTGTGCAGGAAATCAGCACCATCCCCGATTACAACACCAACATGCGAGGGGTGCCCGTGCAATCGAAAAAGCACAATATCACCCTCTTTAGCTTGCTCAACTTGCCGCCACTGCTTGCGCCAATCTTGATCCTTTTCTGCTGCAACCTCTCCAACTGCGCGCGAATCAAGAGCAGAGCTATATTGCAGAGAGGGCAGCTCGATAGAAAGCTCTTGCTTAAGCACGTACATCACAAGCCCCCAGCAATCCAAGCCCGTGGCAGGATCTCTGCCACCATCGAGAAAAGGCAAGCCTAAATACTTTGAGACATCCATTAGAAAGTGCGATGCAGAGCAGGGAATGCCTCTGGATCCATCGCCGGGCGCGGGAATGTTAGACCGCGCAGGGAGCGCAAACCAAGCTCAATCTCTGCCATCAAATAATTGCCGGTTGCCTCTTTATTTATCCAAGAGATAGGACCGAGCACGATACTGTTAGGCTGGCTCGCAAGAATAAGAGAGGCTGTGAATGTCGCCGGAGCCTCTGCCGAGATGCTGCGCAAGCGCTTTACCGCTTCTAAATCCACGTTAGAAAGCATCAGAGAGGCAGAGGTAAATTGATTGCGCACCTCATCCATCAGCTTGATCGTGAAGGGGAAAGCTGTATAGATAATGCCGTTGCTCGTGATGTCTTTTGTGTTATTCACGAGATACAGCGGAGAGAGATCCGGGTGCGTGACAGCGAGCAGCCAGAGAAAAACACCACCGGAGGCGAGCTTGTTTATCTCAGCTATCGCAGCAGGTGTTAAAGCTCTCATGGCAGCCTCAGCAACTTAAATGCTATATCCCACAATCCATTGCCCGCATCATTGATGGCGTATGCGCCGTCAAAGATAACGGTTATATCGCCATCAACCGGGTGAGGAAAAGTAAACTCTAAAGCACCATTAGCGGTATCGGTATGATAGAAAGTCTTGAAGGTTGCGCTCTGCGCGGTCGTTACTTGTATCTTCCCTGAGATGTACTGGCAGGCATCAGTAAAACGCTCACGCGTCTTAGGTCTGCCGGTATCATTGCCGGATGTAATCTTAGTTTCTTGCGGAGTCTCCGAATAATTCCCGCGCAAGAAAGTTGGAAGTGTGCCCCGAAATATAATCGCCACGCTATGTCACTCCTCGTGTTCTATCATCAATCGCCGTGGCAACGTCTCCACCTTGCCGGATGTTGCGCGCAACGCCTGACAAAACCAGATTCACTATGCCGTTAACATCAACAGTAGCCTGAGCTTGCGTGATCGGCTCAGACAGCTTATTAACAATGTTGATCTTAGGTGCGCCGGAGCCAGCAGCCTGCTTGAGTTGCGAGTTTGAAACGACATTACCCGCCGTTTCAGGGATCATGATTTCCATGCCGCCCTCGCCTACAACCATGGGCTGCCCTTTCTTATACTTGCCGCCGCGCTCATATCCAAAGAGTTTCATCGCGCTTGGATAAGAGGCAAAAGGCATGCTCTTGTTTGCCCACGGCTGGCTCATGATGCTTGCCATGCCTGAGTAAATCGAGTTTTTATCAGTGATGCCACCTAGCCCCATTTGAGCCATGTGCATTGCGGCACCACTTGTGCTAGTCCACCATGGCATTGCGCCGTGCACCATGTCATAGCCAGCTTTAGCGCCCATCATCGCGCCTTGCAATTGTGGTGGCACGGTAATATCGTAGGCAGGCGCAAGCATCCAAGCGAGGTTAGCGCCGGGTCTAACAACACCACCGCCGCCATATCCATTGCTTTGAGCGCGCAACATATCCGACAAAGTAAGATGCGAGCCATTGCCAGTAAGCAAGCCAGAAACCATATCTGGTGCCAGGGTGGGATTTTTGAGGGACATATAAGCCATGCCCTGCATCAATTCCGATACAGTTGGACCCGGACCAGTTCTTAAGCCAGAAACCATATCTGGTGCCAGTTTTGTTTGTAGCCCTTTATAGGCATTAGAATCAAACTTCGTTGATTCCCACATGCGATCAAGCCCGCGCATAATGCCCTCTTTATTCCAGCCCATCAAAGAGCCATCGCGGGGCTTATAGCCTGGCAGCCATTCAAATGGAGTTGGTGAAATCAATTTGCCGCCATTTGCGCCAGATGTCAGAGACTTGTAATTCTGCACCGCGCGATAATTCGCTAAAATTTGATTGGCATCACCGTTGCTATTTAGGAAGCTGCCAGAGATAAGGGGGGACAGATAACTACCAAAGTCATGAGCGCTGCGCAGATCGCCACCATTAAACAAGCTATTAAACGCAGTCGCCATGCTGTTTACATTGCTGCCGCTAAAGCCGCCCATTGCATTAGGCGACCATTGAGTAATCACGCCACCGGCACCAGTGCTGATAATCGGCTGATAGCCACCGCCAATGCTGTAAGAAGCTTGACGCATGCCGGGCGGCAGATCAAAATCTGCGGTATTGCCACCCTGCGACATTTGCCCCATGCCACTAGACACAAGCCCAAAGCTCATGGCGTTCATGTGCGCGTTAGGGTTGTGCTGTTGAGCCAGCACAGAACTATTCATATATTGGTAAACGTTCGCGCGGTTGCCACCCCATTGATAGGCAGCCTCGTTAAAATCAGCAGAGGCAGAGTTCATCTCAAATTGAGCGCGGCTGAATAGCTGCCCTGTGTAACCACCGTTTGCCACAGTGGTTTTATAGCGGCTAGCTGCCGCTAGGATTTCTTGAAGTTGATACCAGCTAGGGGCATTAGGATCGCCGTTTTGAAACGCTCTGACACCAGAGTCATACTTAGCCTGCATCAGCCCTGCCATCGTATCAGCATAGTCATATTGGCTAATCATGCCGTTTCCGGTATAGCCACCACGACCGCCCGCGTATACATTCTGCTGCTGCCAGGGTTGCGACCATCCGCCAAAAGCGCCCGCACCCATCTTGCCGGGAGGCATAATCGACATGCCAGAGCCGCCGCCATAGATCAGCTCAGGTCCGTTTTCGCCTGCGATCCCCCATTGACCCGCGCCCAGGTATCCGCCTGTTGCGAAGAAAGGCAGCTTGCCGATCAAGCTACCTAGCAAGCCGCCAGCAGCTCCTAGAGGATGTCTGAAAGCGCCACCCTTTGCCCAGCCCGTGCCGCCAATCTGGTACTGCTCCATCCAATCGCCTAATGACATTCCGCCATATTTGAGCCCGCTGCTGCCTAGCCAGTCCATCAAGCCGCCACGCCCAGGAGCAGCACCTCCCGTGCTAGGCAGCCCACCGATCAAGCCACTACCCGCAGCACCACTGAGCAAGCCACCTAAAGGGCTGTTGCCAAAGTTGACAGTGCTAGGACCGGCATAAGGCAAGCCAAAAGCAGGCAATTGAGCCAAAGGTGCCATTCCACCACCTGCAATGCCACTGCCGCCATACAGCGGACCATAACCACCGGGAGCCATAGGCACCTTGGTGCCCCCGCCTCCGATGGCGTTAAACAGACTTTCCAGCTTGCGCTGCAACGGATCGAGCAGCAACCTGCGCGCGGCAAGCTGTGCGATCTCTTTTCCGAATTGCTTAAGCGTATCTGTTGCCTTGCCACCGCTAAATATCATCTTTTCAAAGGTGCTAGTTATGCTCTTTGAGAGATCTGTAGATAGCTTGGTTGCATCACTGGTGACTTTGCCAATCTGCTTGAGCGCCTTTGTGTATTGATCGGTGGTTATATAACCTCGATCCATAGCGTCTTTTAGGGCGTTTACCTTGTCTCTGTATTGCCCCTTGCTGTCAATGATGTCCTTTAGGATCTGCTCTTGCTGCTCAAGCGCCTTATTTAAGCGCTCATGCGCGTCTTTTGATTCCTCGACACTCGCAAGCGCCTGATCGCGTTGTGCCATCGCGTCTGTGATTTCTTTCTCAACCTTTGCACGATAGGCAGCCACCTCTGCATTGCCCGGATTCTCTGCCTCGATAGCTTGGATCTGTTTAAGGGTTTCATACTTCTTTTGCAGCACCTCATTTGTCTTTTCTTCGATCTCTTGCTTGGCTTTTATAAACTGGGCAACCTTTTCCTCACCCTGCAAGCGGAGCTGTAGATCATCATTTTGGATCTGTAGATTCTTTGTGATGCTCTGTAGATTTGTGCTGTAGTCGCCGGTTGAATCAGAGATCTTGTCATAGGCTTCTTTGGCTTTTACCGCAGCCTCAGCCTCCTTGACGCGCTCCATCTCAGCCTTAACATCATCCTGAGCTTTCTTTGCTTCTGCGCTGCCCTTGTTGCCCTCAGCAAGCAGTTTCTTGTATTGCAATTCAAGCTCAAGATACTTTGTGAGCTTAGCTCTGCTGCCAAGCTCCATCTCAAGCTCCTCACGTGCTTGTTTTGCTTTCTCAAGCAGCTCTTTGGCGTTCTTGATCGCCTCTTTCTGCTCCTCTTGTTTCTTGAGAAATTTTGTTTTCTGATTGATCGCCTCATACTGCTCAGCAAGCTGTTTGAGCGCTGCTTGCTTTTCTTTGTTTGAGAGAGTGGTGCTTTTGATATAAGCAACCTCCTCCTCATACTTGACGCGCAGATCGTCAAAGCCCTTGAGCTTTAGCTCAAGCTCTCTGCGCTCCTTTACTCGATCAGCAAGGATCTCAGCAACTTTCTTTTGCTCTTTCTCAAGCTGCTTGAGCGATTCCTCAGATGGACCTTTGGCGATCTTCTTTTGTGGTAGATTCGGTCCAAATACATCAGCTATGCCGTTTTCACCAGGACCGCGCCCGAAATCATAATTCTGATAGAGTGCCGCCTTTTCAATCTGCTTGCGCCGTGCCTCGATAAATTTCACTTGCTGGCTTGTGGTAAAGCCCGCTTGCTGCATCTCAGCAGCTAGCGCCATGTTTTCCCACTCGCCTTTTAGAGTGGTCATGAAGGCACTGAGCGTGCGCCCCCACTGCACGATAGTTGGACTTGTCGCCACCATCGCATCAGCAATTGCATTGATGCCAGCGGCTACAGTTCTTGTTGCACCTGTTACCTCATCAAGCTCATGCACGGTCTTGCCAAAGGCGTTGCTCATCTTTTGAGTCGCAGCAGCAACGCTTGACGGCAAAGCAGAAAACTGTTTATCAACTTCTGCGCCCGCTTTCAAAAGCGCCTTATACATCTCCTCAGATGACAGCTTTTGATCTTTGACCATCTGCCGGACTTGTCCAATGGACTTGCCCATGTTCTTTGCCACTGCATCCGCAACAGCAGGCATGTTTTCGAGGATGCTATTAAATTCCTCAGCATGCACCGTGCCGCCTGCAAGCGCTTGCGTGAATTGAAGCATGCCGTTTTTCATCGCTTCATTAGAAGCGCCGGAGATCCTGCCGAGCTTCTGCACAATGTCAGTGAGCCTTACAATATCGCCACTCGTGGCTCCAAGCTCACCAGCAGAGCGCGCAAGCCCTTGGAAGGTTGAAACAGAATCCTCAAGCGCTGCGCCGTTGCGCTGCGAGATTTGATAGAGCTGCTGATACACCCGGTTAAAGTCTCCGGTTGCAGCAGTGGCGTTTTTAAGTCTACCTAAAAGCTGATTGTATGCGTCTCCAACGCGCACAACCTCACCAACAGTCTGCTTAAGAACAGAGGCACCAAGAGTAGTGCCGATAAAGGTATTTAGCCCATTCAGTGAGCCTTTGATTTGAGATACAGAGCGGTTGACTATGCCAACGCCTTCACGCATATCTGCCTGAAAGCGCGCCATCTCGCCGCGCATGCCTACTGTTACGCCTGCAACCCGTGGCATAGTCAATCACCCCTTAATCTGGCTCTGCCGGTTTGCCAAACATGTAAGCAAAGGCTTTGAGCCGCATCTCATCGAAATCAGGATTCATATGGACCGGCAGATAGGACTTAAAGCGCTTTTCTATGTCTTGCAGTGTTTCCTTGCGGAATCCAAAGCGAGGGCTAAAGAAAAACTTCCAATCAAACGGCTTTGATCCTGCTGCTTTATTTACGTTCGCCACAGTTGCAGACACCGTGCCAAACAATTCACTCTCCCACTCCGAGCCTTTAGGCTCCAACTGATAAAACGCTCTCCATTCAAGGAGCTTTTCAGGTTTGCCGATGTCGCGCGCGAGCTTATCGACATCGGCATAACCTAAATCACGCGCTAACTGATAGAGGAATCTACGGGGGGAGTCTCTGAGTTTCCCGCAACGCGCTCAACTTCCGCATCAAGAGCCTTGAAATCAAACTCTGATACAGGCGTCAGCTTGCGCGATGCCTCTAAGAGCTTGCGGAGAAACTTAGGATTGCGCTTGCTAAGCGCAGCCTCTCCCTGTGAGATAGTCTTGAAGATTGGCTTATTCTCTGCATCAACGATCATTTGACCGAGCAGGCATAGATTGAGATTTGCAAGTTTCTGTTTCTGGGTTTGCTCGAAAACAAACTCATCACACTTTGCAAACTCCTCAGCAGTAAGAGAGCGCAAGCGCACTTTCTTATCTTTGCTCCAACCTGTTTCTACCTCAGCATACTCACGATCATCAATAGCCTCAAAATCAGCTACATCTGCGAACAATTCA